CTTTGAAGTAACATAACAATGAGAATCAGTCAAGAACTAGGTTACGAACGTCCTGAGGTTCACCCACATAATGTGGGTGAACCTTATAAGTACGTTCATAGGTTCAACCTGCACTGGGACGAAGAAGCCCGAGAGGGCTTAGGCGCCTTTGCGCAGCCAGTCGATGATGGTCTTCAAGTAAGTGTGACAGATGGCTATAGGTACACCGGCTTTTATAAAGCCGATGAGCGCCCATGGTCTCTACCACACATGCAAGACAGACTACTGGACAAGTGGGATGTAGGTTTATCCTCTATTACCCCGGCTCCTCCTGCGGAATTTCCGCTGGATGATCCTGGTAGTATCGGTTCCTCCACCCTCGCTGTGGCCACCGGTTTAGACCGGATCGCAATGATGAACCTCTCTAGCGTCCTCGCTTCGGCGACATCCACGGCATCCTTGCCTTGGGTACCACCGCTGTTTCATGAGAGCGCTAAGGACCTGTACAAGACTCTTCGCGCGGGACCAATTACTAAGCGGGTTGAGATTTCAGCCAGGGATCCTTTGGATAAGGATTTCTGTATCTGGTATCTTCTCGTTGATTTAATTGATCTATCGCGACTTGCCCTTCAAATTCAAGGGGCGCTTAAGCTTCTCCGTAAATTTCGCTCTAAAGCGAAAGTTAAGGATGTTGCTAATGCGTTCCTTGCTCTTGAGTTCGGGCTTAAGCCCACGATTGCGGATGTTCGCGATTTTATCGCGATTATCCGAAAGATGGTAGAGCACTTGTCGACTACCCGTGATGTCATTGGTGGTGTTTACACTTGCCTAGCCCCCAAAAGGGTTCTGCGCGAGTCTAGCACCCCAAGGACATTCTACTTCACGGATAGTCCTGGCGTATCTCTTCAATTGGATACGCAAATGACTGGTATTGTCGAATTGCACCAGACTACGAAGTTTTACTTCGTTAGTCCTGCAGTTGCAGACATGTTGAGTTACTTCAAGTTGTCAGTTGACCGGTTGGGGCTATTAGACCCCACAGTCCTATGGGATATTATCCCTTGGAGTTTCGTCGTCGACTGGGTCGCCGACGTTTCCGGTTGGGTTCACAAGAACCTAAAACCACAACTGATGCCTTGCGATCTGATCGTTTGCGATTGGGGCGAAAGCCTCCATCACGCAGTCGATCTCACTGGAGTGATTACCTATCCTAGTTATAGATCCTACATAAGTAGGGATCCTGTAACTAAGACGGCTACCTTTACAGGTAGGTCCTTCAGCACGGCCAGGAAACGTCAGTTTCCTGCGCCGCTTAATGTAGACCGAATATCCGCCCTCTTTAAGAGGCCTGGATCGATTCTGACATTAAAGCGCGCCTGGTTAGGTGCTGCTCTGATTGCTCAGAGAGGTAAGGTAAAGCAGAGGCTTAAAATACCAATGCGATACGTTACTCGTCGGGTAGTGGAGAAAGTGATAAAACACGATCTCTAGACCATTCGCTCAACGCCCTTGTGGGCCAGTATGCACTACTTACAGTGCGATAACCGCTAGTTAAACCTAAACAGAAAGAGTCCTGCATGTTGCAAGATCCCATCTATGTCGGCTTGCCGACAACCACTAATATCGACAACTTGAGAGTCTATGTTTCCGGATCCTTGATGGATCTGGTCAATGGCCTCACGTTGCGGACAGTGGATATCAGCCCTGGCGGTTCCGTCCGTGTGTATAACGATGGTACGACGAATTATCGTCTTACTATCGCGCATTCTTCTACCAAGGAGAACGCGCCATACGGAACGGTCCGGACAACCATTCGTCTCGACGCTACTCGCGTCGATGCCGATGGAAAGCCGGTTACCGTGTTCGCGCAGAAAACCATCGGCACCCCTGCCGGTGGTCCCCATGCTGCGGACATGCCTCTCCGCCTGTCGGCGGCCCTCGATCTTTTCACACTTACGTGTGATCTGACCTCGGGCTTTGCCTCTCAGGACGCGGGCAATACTGTCACTGCTCGGATTCTCGCAGGAGAACCCTAGTAAACAGTGCGGTACAAGTGCGACCACTGGGTGAGGCCCTTAATACATGCAGGCTAGGAAGTTTGACCCATATGGGCAAAAATAATAGCCTAGAGACTTACGTCTCTCTGTACGGACGGTTACTCAGTGATATAGCTGATTGCTACGTTACTTCGGAGTCAGAACTCGACTGGATGAAAATCCAGAAGAGGATTGATCGAGAAGGGATTTCGTTTTTGACGAAAACCCTCCCTCGCCTTGGAAAACACCTTGACAGGTGCCTACAAGGAGAAGAACTCTTCAATCCCTATGGCTTTAAAAAAGTTGTAGGGACCACACTCCCGTATCTTTACGGGTGGCTGTGGAAGAGGATCTTCACGAACGACGGTCGTATCCGCAGTGATGCGGACACGAGAGCGATCATTGACGCTAGGCAGCTCTGCTCGTACTTGTACAAGCTTGAGCTACCCTACGAAGATGCAGAAACCCAAAAGGTCCTGCAGTCCTTTGTCCAGGTTGAGGAAGAGATTAAAAACCTCCAAATCGACCCGGATGATGCGGTCATTAGGTACGCGCGGAGACTTCTCCATCGCGTTCTTAGTGGGTCTAATCCTCGGGATATCATTCCGAGGCACGGACCAGGAAGTGTGGCTACTGGTGAGACTGTTGGTGAGAAAACTCATTTCAGTCGCATCTACGGGACAGTAGAGCCGGTGTACCCCTTTACGGAGTACTTCCAGTTCAATCTGTCACATACTGTGGACTATCCACCCCACACCGACCCTACCCTCGAGGTCCTTGAGTTCGGCACAGCGAAAGTTGTGCTTGTTCCCAAGGATTCAAGAGGTCCACGACTCATCTCTTGTGAGCCGCTTGAACTCCAGTGGATCCAGCAGGGTCTGCAGCGCAAGCTGTACGACCTTGTGGAATCCCACCCGATTACTCGTGGTCATGTGAATTTCACTGACCAAGAGATAAACAGGCGTCTTGCCCTCCACGGTTCTAAAACCGGGGAATGGGTAACACTAGACATGAAGGATGCATCAGATCGCGTTTCCCTACAACTCGTAAAAGCTCTTTTACCAGATAACTGGTACGAGTGCCTCTACGCTTGTAGGTCTCAAGAAACGCGTCTCCCGGACGGCCGTATAGTGCACTTAGCGAAGTTTGCTCCCATGGGATCAGCTGTTTGCTTTCCCATCGAGGCACTTTGCTTTTACGCACTGGCCGTGTCGGCAATCCATACGTGTAGGAATGTTCGACTAGCGCAAGCTTGTCGATCAGTCTATGTGTATGGCGATGACATCATATGCAGGCGCGAAGACTATGCGCCTGTAATACAAAAACTACCCCTGTATGGACTTAAGTTCAACAGGGATAAGTGCTGTGTCTCAGGATTCTTTAGAGAATCCTGTGGGTGCGATGCCTATCTTGGCATCGATGTTACGCCCATTCGATTGAAGAAGACATGGAGTCATCGTTCAAGAGATGCTAATCAGCTCTCATCGTACGTGTCGCATGCAAATGCGATGTACGAAAAGGGCTATCGCCGCGTCTTCCACCATATAAGACAGCTGGTTGAGGGCCGTTATGGCCCGCTCCCAGTGGTCGAACCTGTGCATAGGGACCCTTCTCCCAAGAAGGGGAGCCCCATTGGCACAGCAATTATAGGGTGGCAGATGTCGGACGTCAACCCACAGCTATACAATCAAGGTATGCGGTTTCGGACCAGAATTGGTCCTTACCAGTATGCCGAGGTATATGGCTACTCGGTCTTGCCCCACACTGATGTGTGGAACCAGAACGGGTGGGAAGCGTTGCTCCGCGCATTTACGTGCGGTTCAACGGGGTTGCGCGATGGCATTTATGCGGTTCCGCACCGCAGTCGCCTAACGCGGACTTGGG